CGAGTTGTTGTCGCCAGTGTATTGACTCATGTTTATCCACCTAGCAGCGAACTGCGTCCGAGCGCGAGCGAGTTCGGGTCAACACCTGCCGGCCCGGTAAGCATTGTTCCTGACGGGCCACCACTTGCTGCCCTCGATGCACCCGCCATAATGCTGTTGACATCGGGCGAGCGGCGGTTGGCAGCGTTGATTGCCATCTCGCTTTGACGTTGCTGCGAGGTTGCTGCTGCCGTTGCTTGGGTCTGCGCCTTCTTCTGCTGACGGGCTGCGTCATCTTGGGCCGCTTTGCCCTGAATTGCAGATGCTGTTGAAACACCAACACCCGCTGCTGCCGATGCTGCCATTACGCCAAGTGCAATTGATGAAAATGCTGGCATTAGAGTTCCTTTACATATGTTCGTTCGCTTAACTGGAATCCCATCCGAGTGAGCATCCGCTCCACGGTGGTGTTGACCATCAGGTCTGACATTGTGGCGACCTGTGCGCCTTGTTCCTTTGCCCACGCCTCGTAAGCCTTGACAAGCAGGATTGCTGCCCGGCTACCACGGGCATCCTCATTCACCCACCATGCGAGTTCGTGCGCCATCTTGACACGGGGGCAGAACCAAATGGGGTTGATGATTGCGCCGAGCATGGCAACGACTACGCCACCGAGGTCAGCGACGAACACACACCCATGTTCCATGAGCGCGTGGATCGCTGCTTCCAGTTCCGTGTCGGTTGCGTTGATCATCGCTGCGTGTGGCGCGAAGTTGTGGAATTGCCTACTCATATGCGTAAGAACCTCCACATCGTCAATTGTTGCGCGGCGAATCGTCAGCATAAATTAGCCCTCAATGCATTGCATACGGGTACTAGACAACATGTTTGTACGGGTCATACTCTTCGTTTGCAGTTGATTTGCGCTTGTACTTGTCGAATAAGGATCGTTTACGAACCGGATACGCAAACGTCAACGCGAGCGCATCGGCAAGGTCGGGTGATGCGCCACCTTGCAAACGCTTCTTGATCTCGTCCTTTGACTCAAGCACTTTGCGACCAGCCTGGTCAAACCAATACACAGGCGTTGCCATCTCTTGTTTCAACGCAACGTCATTTGGTATTGCACCACCCTGCTCAATCCATTCCTTCATGCCCCACCACATCTCGGTGCGTCGATTGACAAACTGATCGGGCTGAATTGCGCGGCCACCAAACGGCACTTCGATGGGGTCGAAGTCAAGTTGACGCAGCCTGTCAATCACTCCCGCACCCGCACCGCTGTCAACGAACACCGCGTCCGGTTCCCACGATTCCATGACCGCCGCAACGCGAGCGGCAAGTTCCATGTTGTCAATGCCCCTGTACACAAGGGGTGGAAACGCGACAAGACCCTGACGCTTGAAGATCACGCTGCGGTCATCACCAAACCGCGCAGGGTCAACGCCAATGATGCGGGGTGATCCTTCAATGTCCTTGTCCGTATATTCGCGGCTTGCTGCAAGTTCAGCGTCAGACAGGCTAATCAACTGGTCATCGCCGGCAGCGGCAAAGTCGCACAAATACTCGCGAGCAAACGCAGTCTCAGGCATGTCGCGCTTCAAGCGTTCAACTTCATTGGGGTCAATTGCCTGGGTGTCGAAGACCGTGTACCGAGCGGCGTTCCAATCGGGCAACGACTGTGCGCGGTAGTACAACTCGCTAAACAGGTTAATGCCTGACGGTGTGCCAATGAACATTGCCCAGCCCTGACGGTCAGACAGTGCCGGCTGAATGATGTCGTTCCACACCTCCGGCTTGACCTGCGACACCTCGTCAATCACGCATCCGTCGAGGCGCACACCGCGCATGGCATCGGGGTTGTCACCACCGAATATACGAATGACGCACCCGTTGTGCTTGAACGTGACAAGCAAGTCGCCCTCGTTAATGTCAATTGCATTCTCTTGCAAGAGCGGCGCCAGTTTCTGTTTCAGTCGCGCCCAGGCAATAGCCTTGGCTTGCTTCAGGAACGGGGCAATGTAGAAGAACAGGCCAAGTTCCTGCTTGAACCGGATCGCCTTGTCAATGAGTTCCATGATGGCAAGTTCGGTCTTGCCAGCGCGACGGTGCAGGGCAAGCACCGTGAACCTGCGCTTACTGACATGGCAAGTCCGTTGCCATGCTCGCGGCTTGTACTGCAAACTGACGGTGCGAGCCATTACCGCTCCGGTACGCCTGTTGCCACCATCAGGCTGATGCCACCGGAATGGTTCATGTCAACGCGCTCTGCCCACCGGGCGGGGTTCCACATCCGAAGGCACTTCATCCGGGTATCGACCTGCAAACGCCTCCAAGCGGCTTGTACTGCGTCTGTAGGCTCTGTGTCGCACAGGGTCTTGCACTCCTCAAGCATTGCCTCTTGTCCCTTGTCACGGGCGACCTTATAGAGTGCAGCAAATTCCTCGTCTTCCTCTTTCCATAGGTGAACCGTACGCACATCCGGGTTGCCCTTGCGGTTGGCAAACTCAAGCAGGGTTCCACCCGTTGACAGCCAATCAAGTACTTCCGCTGCCTTGGGGTTGTGCATGACCGGGCCGCGCTTCGGCTTGCCCACTGGTCGTTTGATCACAGAGGTACTGGGTGACTTTTTTGTAAGCGCGAGGGATTTGGGCGCGTCTTTCATAGTTGCATAGTTTCTGTATGGTGGACTTTGAGAGTTTGAACATTGACGCTAATTTGCCGTAGGAAAGCCCTCTTTCCTCCCGTGCGTCCCTTATGCACTGTACTGCATAATCTGAGATTCTTGCGTTGTGATGCGATTGCCCGATGCGATAGCCGTCTTCATTGACAGCGACGATGGCTATACGCTTAATGATCATGTGCGTTTACGCAGGACGATGTCAAACCCTGCTGCGCCGGCAATGGCAAGCGCAGAGTCGAACGCTGGCTTTCGTTTACCAATCACCGTACCAGGCGTACCAAGCAAGCACCTCACCGTGTGCGCTCGAAGTATCCCGGCTTTATCCATTGCAACCGCAAGTTCCCCGCGTGTAGATCCTTGCGACTCAAGTGTCTCGCGGATATGCGTTTTAAATTCGTCGTAAGTGTTTATCGTCATCTACGTCAGTATATAAGTCAATCAGTTTCCCAATATACGAGATCGCCACGTTTATAGAATTTCATTTGATCAACGTATTTCTTGGTGTCAACGAAATGCTTGTCCTTAACGGTAAAGTGGTTGTTGGGCAACAGCAAGAAGTAACCTTCGTCAGCAATGATCAGGCTCAACGGCTTGTGTTCTGCTGGGTACTGCGAGTAACCGTCAGCCCAATCAATGACAATACCCGTGTGTATGCCTGACACCTCGGCGCGAAACGCGTTGACAGTCAAACCTTCAAGTGCCTTGAATTGCACGGCTTCAATGTCGTTACCCATTGCTCCCCACGGCTGCGAGGAGTCATCAAAGTCAGGGTCAAAGGACTCGGTCGTTGACAGCGCGTGAAGCGGCAAGCCTGACCAGTGCGCTCCGGATGCAAGGATCACATGGCAAGACAAGTACTGACCGGGTCGAGCGTAGATCGCATGCCACATACCTGGCGTTGTGCCGGCTGGCATGTTCGGGCCGAGGAATTGGTTGTCAACTTGCACATAGAAATGGTTGGGTAGGTTGGTGTGTCTCATTCGTAGTCTGGAGATGAATCGTCAAAGAACCATAGCCATAGGCCACATGCAACAAGGAAGATCAAAGCAATTGGTACGGCACAAAGCGTATGGATCATGCGGTTCTTTGGCGTGAAGGTACGGGTCTGCGTGACATGGCAATGATGCGCGGCGGTTCCTTGGCGTTTGGGTCTTTTGACCACTCTGTCAACAGCGGCAGTTTCTCAGCAAACCAATGGGTTTCTTGTATGTACAACGCGTATTCCTCACGATAGATCTTGAGTTTAGGATGAAAAATCTGTGCGCTGGTGCGGTACGGGGTTGCTTGGATGACAATGCCGTCATCGTCAACAGCAACAAACCCGTTCTTTGTTTGACCAACAGTAAAGCCTTCATGCCGTAGGTACATGGCTGCTCGGAGGATTTTGGTTTTGTTGCGGGTGGTTGGGTACATCATGCGTTTGTCCCCTGCACAGGCCGTCGTGATGTTGACATCTTTCGGGTGCATTCCTTGCTCTTGGGGTCATTAGCCCACTTGATCAAAATTTCCATCCGCTCATCAAACCAATGCGTTTGTGGGAGTTTGCGCGAGTATTCCTCACGGAATCGCTTGTGTATGGGGTGCTGAATCTGTGCGCTTGTCCTAAACGGGCTGACCTGAAACACCACACCTTCCGAATCGATGGCAATAAATCCGGTGTGCGTCATTCCAACGGTAAAGCCTTCTCCTCGCAAATACATGGCAAGTGCGTTCATGTGCAGTAATACTGGTTTGCTTTCGTACCTCACGCGTATCTCACACTTGGCTTGCGGACATGCTCAACGGCAACTGCAAGGATTCGGCGTGACTCCGGTACATGACCAATGAACTCATGCACTTGCTCCAGTTCTTCGGTTGTCACGTTCTTCAACATCGCTTCTGCCCACACATCCCACTCAGCAAACTCCTCCGCGCTGATCGGGGTGCAACGCTGTAGGTCGTTGCGGGTTTGCTCAACCTCGCGCTCGCCTACTAGGTTCTGTGGAATCAAAGCGCAGTACGCCTTGTGTATCGCTGATATATCAGGCTTTGAGTCGCGCACTAAACGGTGCTGGCGAATGCAACTGTGCAGTTTGTCTTGATGCAGTTGACCCCACTTCTCGTTCAAGATGCTCGACAATACAGGCTCAAGTCTCCACTTCGGCCACAGTTCGTCCATCAACTTTCGGTTGTCCATCCATGTGATTGTTGTCATACGCGAGAGTATATACATGTATCAAGATTCGCGCAAATCTATGCATGTCACAACAACGTGCATACAACGTGATTTTTTTTGATTTCAGCGAGGCTCAATGCCGGTGCTAGAGCGGGGATGTAGATCGAAAAAGAAGGACGAGATTTTTCAAATCTCTTTCAATCCCAGCACTTCGATGCTGACGCTTCGTTGACGTACTGCTTGGCTTCGCACATCCCTTGTTGCATGACCGGAGAGCGTGGATGCAGTAACCCCTCGGCGGGGCTACTGCGTCGTTGCATGGCCGGAGCCGCGCATCAACAGAAGAGGGTGCTGCCCTATTTTAGCGAGGACAAATTCGCTTAGGTTGCGCACCTGCACCTACGACTGTCAAACACAGTCGGCCTTCGCCGGGTATCTCACCGATCACAAAGGTCTTACTACCGTCCTATTCATACCTTCTGCACAAAGCGCAGTTGCCACGCTGGAAGCACTACGGGATCCGAAACTATTCGGTGAACCCACATGACGGTTGCTTGCCTTACCCATGATTTCGCCGGACGTTCCGCCGTCCGTGTCTCCGCATCCCTTCGACCAAGTGTCAATCGCCTGTTGGCATATGCCGTCATCGGCGCGTATCGACCAGGTCAAAGAGTTTGGAAATAAATGCGTACTGTGTGTCAGTTCTTACCAGTGACCCTCCGCTGCTCACGGTTGCCTAGATGTCGAATGTCGCCCGGGTGAAGTTGCAACTTTGCGGCAAGGTACGCCGCGTGGGCGGCTTCCGCGGTGTCAAAGTAGCCAAGGAAGTGGTTTCTTTTGTTGACCTTGATCTTTGCTTCCCAGTGCTTCTTGCGCTTGTGCCACGACACGCCGAGAAAGCCAGACGTACTGTCACGGCGCGCTCGTGTTTGATTTTGCAAGTTCACGGATTGTGAGACGTCGCGAAGGTTGACAATTCGGTTATCGCGCTTGTCGCCGTTGAGGTGATCAATCTGATCTTGCGGCCACGCGCCATAGACGTACAACCACGCAAGGCGGTGCGCCCTAAATTTCGTCCCGTTGATTAGGATTAGGATGTAGCCTTTTTCGCTGACCGTTCCCGCGACAGCGCCCATTTGGATCCCGCCGCGATTCACCCGCCACCGAAAGATTCCGGACTCCGGGTCGTAGTCCAACAAGGCTCGGAAAGTTTCAGCAGTAATATTTATGTAAGCCACGGCGTAGTGTCCGGGCTTGCTTTCCTGCGAAATTTGAGTCTTTAATTTTGTCGCCATTCGTATTTCCCAAAGCCGTAGGCAGAGCGGGGAGCGAGTGCGGGCTAACCCGCCCCGCCTACAGTTGTCGAGATGTTGAGCGTTTGCACTCGCTCGGCAAATCCCCACGCGGGGAGTTGTTACAAGCACAATACCATAAATCTGCCGCAACGTGGTACACTTAAGTTCCCGGATGCGCGGCGCGTTGATCGAAAGATCCGCGCCGTGTTTGTTTCTGGAGCAGGAAACACAGGTCAAATTGGAATGTTGACCGCATCGACACACTCACCAAACTATGTCGATTTGCATAAAGGCTTAAATTATTCATAGGTTTATGCAGACAGCAGCGCGTTGCCGCGCCCTGTCCTGTCGGTAGGTTCTGTTACCCCATTGCCTGGAAAACGAGGGGCGTACCTCACGGCCTTGTGCCTCGTCGCAAGTGGGAGTCTCACCCACATCTCCGCACCGGCACTATACATCTATATTTTTGTCAACAAATTCATGTCAATGGCGTTGACAGTCGATATACGGGTAAGTACCTTGTGTCAATCAGAGGCGCGTGCCGCTGATAACGCAAGCAGTTTGAGAGGACTGACACCGTGACTACCAAGTTCAAAGTTACCGTTACTGACGCACAAACCAACCCGCACCTTGCTCGTATCTACTGTGACGTTCTTGTCGCAGCCGCTCGCGAGATCAACGACGCCGTAAGCCAGCGCGTCATACGCGCCCACAACGAACGCGCTTGCGTTGACGTTGACAACGAGTTTGCATTTGACGCTTGCATTGACGAAATCTACGCGGCCGAGGCTGCGTTTCTATGCGCTCACCGCGACACGGAGGTGACCCTGTGACCAAGCAAATCATGCAAATTGACGTTCTGTCGGAATGGGTTACTGATGACCGGGCTGCGGAGTACCTCAGCGAACACGTTGTCACCGCAACGCTTGAGGTGCATTGGCAAAACCACAAGCCTGGACACTACACCGGGGTGCAGGGCTGGGAACTAATCTCTTGGAACATCCTTGAGATTGCGCTTGATGACGTTGAACTGACTGACCAAGACATTGTCCCGTCAGACTTCCCAATGACCGAGGTACGCGCCGCCATTGAAGATGCGGAGCAGGTACGCAAGTACATTGCAGATCGACCACCGGAGGACGCATGAAACAACTACGAGTGCTAGTCGCATGTGAATGTAGCGGAGCGGTTCGTGATGCGTTCACAAGTCTTGGACACTTTGCTATGTCGTGCGATCTTAAAGAATCAGAGAAGCCAGGCAATCACTACACCGGAAGTGTGTTCGATGTTATGAATGATGGTTGGGACATAATGATTGCGCATCCACCGTGTACCCACTTATCTGTGGCTGGCGCAAGGCATTTCAAACGCAAGCAAGAGAGTGGCGTACAAATGCAAGCCATTGAATTTGTGAAACAACTAATGGCAGCACCGATTGAACAGATCGCAATCGAAAACCCGGTCAGTGTCATTTCATCATTCATTCGTAAGCCGGATCAAATCATTCATCCTTGGCAGTTCGGACACGAAGCAGAAAAAACTACTTGTTTATGGTTGAAGAACTTACCAAAATTAGTTCCAACCAATATCGTTTCAAAGGGAGAATTCATAACGTTTGCGAGTGGAAAAAGAATGGCAAAGTGGTACGCGGATGCTTGGTCGCTTTCAAAGGAAGAACGTAGCACTGCTCGCAGCAAAACATTTCTAGGAATTGCACACGCAATGGCTGCTCAGTGGTCAGTTCCAAACCTCACACTATGGGTGACACAATGAAACGATCAGCAAACGGCAACGAACCGCGCAGTACACGCCGGCAAGCAACGCGGTGGGATACACAAGACGCAGCCTGGTCAGACATTCAACCGCGCCTAGGGACGTTAAACGCGTTGGTACTTGACGCGATTACTCAACAACCAGGCACTTGCGACGAACTTGAGATTCGGTTGTCATTGACACATCAGACTTGCAGCGCGTGTGTCAACAGCCTGATGAACGATGGACTGATTGTTGCTGACGGCAAGCGACCAACACGGTCAGGCCGAGCAGCGCGTGTGTGGACATTACCGATACCAACAACCTTGTTTGGGAGGGCAACATGAAAGACGATGACAACCGATGGGCGCGGCCTGTGATGGAAGACGTTTCATGGGAACACGCAACAGGCATCCCTGCGTTCCTCAACGAGCGCGGCATCAGGGAGGGGCTGGCAAAGCATGTTGGTTTGCCGGCAATGATTATTGTTGCCGGCGACCCTATGCTGCACCGCGTTGACGAGGGTGACGGGAATCCTGTATTTCAGTACTGGCGTTCATCCGTGTACCTCGTCAGTTCAACGCCTACGGGGATTGAGGGAACAAGGTTTACAAGCCTGTGTGTCCGCGACCCGGAAGACACTATTGAATCCGTGCGCGACGAACTGCTTAACAAGTGTGTCAACTTTATCACCAAGTGTGAACCTTCAACCAAGATCAAATATGTCTCGTAAATTACCTATCGGCTGCTTGACCGTGACCCTCCGCAAATGGGGTGACTCGGTCATCATCAACGACGAGGACGGCAATCAAATAGCACAGATCTACGCCCAGGTGCAGAATTCTGAAATCAACGACCGCATCAGAGTGAGCATCAGGGCTGAACAGAAGTACCGAATCGTGAGACACAAGGATGGCTTATGAGTTCACCAACACCAGGCTATTACGAAACACTGTTGAACGAGCGCGGCCTAGTCGTGACGCACTTACGCGCACAGATCAGGGACATTCAACACCAAAGCAAGATGCTTGGTGTCATTGGCGGGGCATTAGAATCAGGCGCAAAGTTTGACCACCGAGCGGCTGCACTTGAGATTAGACAATTGCTTAACATCATCAACCGGAGAATTACATGAAGAAGATGCTGCCATATATCGTTGAGGGAATTCGGGCTGACAAGGAAGCGGGCATGCGACAGGTTGACATTGCTGTGAAGTACGGCGTGTCAACAGGTGCTGTGTCTCGCGTGTTGCGTGGTAGCCGGCACAAAGCCAAGGTTGCCAATGCCAACTCCTGACGATGGTTTTTGCGGCGTTCCTGCTGGGGGGCGTTCCCCCGGCAGGGACGTTTTATTACTTGAACTACAAATCAAACTGCTTGAGGCGAAACTTGCAAAAGCGCAAGCAGAAAGCGACTGTTTAAGGGAAACGATAAGAAGTAAATTTGTTGAAAAACTTGAAAAAGTTTGGTACGAGGGGCAAGGATGATCGAGATCGAAGACATCGTTGACCGCATTGCAACCTCCGAGTCAACCGATCCGCTGCTACTTGAAGCGTCTGAAGAAATCAAATACTTGCGGCTTGAACTTGCTCGCGAGATAGCCAACCGATACAAGGCGCGTGGAACCGATGATGATTGAGTTCCGCGTACCTGGTATCGCTGCTCCGCAGGGCAGCAAGAAAGTTTTCAAAACGCGAGGCGGTCGCATTGTCCTCGTAGAGTCCTGCGCTCGCGTGAAGCCCTACAGAGCGACGGTAGCCCTTGCAGCGCGTGAGGTGTGGGCTGAAGGCGCAACGCACGGGTCGGTTGGTGTGTCGATCGCGTTTACGTTTGTCAGGCCAAAGAGCCACTACAACGCAAAGGGCGTACTCCGCGCCGGCGCAGCGACCCACCCAGGCAAGCCAGATATTGACAAAATCTGCAGGAGCGTCTTGGATTCTTTGACAGGGATTATCTACGCCGATGACTCGCAGGTCGTAAGTCTTGTTGCTACCAAGGCATACGGGAATACTGCTGAATCTCGCATTTCCATTTACATTACCCATTGACATTAGGATGCTAGGACGTATAGTCATCACATTGACACATGTTGTGTCAGTCGTGCGCGGCGTTCCGCGCAGTCTCTAGAGAGGACTTTACTTTGCAACGTAGCGAAACAATCGGAGAGTTGGCGAAGGCATTGGCGGCGGCGAACGGCCACATCAAGAACCCCAACTTGGACGCGGTCAACCCGCACTTCAAGTCGCGGTACGCCAGCCTGGGTGCGATCATTAACGCGGTACGCGCACCGCTTGCAGCGCACGGTATCAGCGCAGTTCAAACTGTCAGCAATGACGGCGGTTCGGTTGGCGTGACCACCACCCTGCTGCACTCAAGCGGGGAATGGATGGCTGAAACGATTTGGTCTGCACTTCCTGACCGTGCAACGGTGCAGCAGTTGGGGTCAAGCATCACCTACCTGCGCCGTTACTCGCTTGCAGCCATTACTGGCATTGTCGGCGAGGAGGACGATGACGGCAACGCCGGCAGCAGCGGCGACCGCAACGACCGCCCTGAGCCTCGTAAGACGTTCAAGCCAACGGAAGCCAAGGGTGCGCCTGTCGTTGCGCCGAAGGCATCTGCGCCCCCTGCAAAGGCAGCACCTGCGAAGGCAGAGCCTGTCAAGGACAGGATTGTCAGCGACGCGTACCCCGAAGAGTACGCCGGGGTGTTCAAGATCCTTCGCGTGGTTGCGCGTCCGGGCAAGCCGTACGCCATCCAGGCTGAAGGAGAGCATGGCGTCGCGTGGATTGCGACCGGCGTAGAGGACTACGCTAAATTGCTAAGTGACACTATTGGCAACTCCATCACACTTGACGTTGAGCGCATCGGTGACACCTTGCAGGTGATGCGCTGCCTCGGCAACGTGAAGGCTGTGAAAGAGGAGATTTTCTGATGTCGCTTTACGCAATCACATCCGAAATGCAAGGTATTTTAGACGCAGTTCTTGACGGCGGCATTGATTCAGTTGAAGCGCAAAGTGCGTTAAACGAATACCTAGCCGACCTTGACACTGCTTTGGAAAGCAAGGCTGAACGGTATGCCGGATTTATCACAGAACTAAGTATGCGAGCGGAGTCGCGAAGCAAGGAGGCTACGCGTATCCGTGCGCTCGCAGCGGCTGACGATGCGCTGGCTACACGCCTTAAGGAAGGCTTGAAGGCGGCAATGCAAACCACTGGCAAACTCAAGATTGACACGCCGCGTTTCAAATTAAGTGTCGCCGGCGTGGGAGGCAAGCAATCGCTTGAGGTAGACGATCCGTCTGCACTTGACCCGATCTTCGTACGAATTGTCCGTGAGCCTGACAAGGATGCCATCCGTTCCGCACTTGACAGCGGCATTGAAATTGCGGGTTGCCGTCTGCTTCCACGCGGAACGAGTTTGCGAATCCGCTAGACTAAATCCGTCCGATCCTCTCCCCCTGCGTCGTAGCACCACACACTGCGGCGTAGGGGTTTTTTATTCCGTGCGCCTGTAGCCAAGTTTCCACAACAGGTGCGCGATATCGGTAGCCGTCTTAGCAACAGCGTCCTCGTCTAACTCAGGACGCACGGCGTGTAATGCTTCGTGAATGACGGTGTCCAACCTGTCCTTCTCGCACGGCCATGTTGCAATGCGGATGATGCGACCGCGCACAACACCTGGGTCAACCATGTCGCCGTAGTCGCGCATGTTGTGAACGAACCGCAGCGTCCAATACTTGCCACCAAGTCGTACACGCATGGCGATACCTCAGTGTGCAAGAGTGAATTCGGGAGTCAATTGATACGCGGTTCTGCCGGGATGGTCGCCGTGTGGCTTGATCGTTTGCTTTGCAAGCATTAACTTCATCCACACCGCGCCGATGACTTCCGGGCCGCGCCCCTGCTCAACGTGCCAGCCAACGTGACCGTCATCGAACTCGTCCTTGTACGTCCCCGTGCGAACGTGGTATTGCAGGTCAGACACCACTCTGCATCCACCCTTGTCGCACACCAACCGCTCGCGTGACAGCGGCATGAACCATTGCTTGTGAACGTGACCCTGCACCACAACGTCAGCGTCAGGGGTGACAGCCGCAGCGCGTCGAATCTTAAGGGTGTCAAACGACATTAACGCTGCGCCACCAGCACCGTGGAAATACTTGAGGCTAAGTGTGTATCGCTCCGTACCGATCTCGGCTAGGAAACGAACCCATCCTCCGTACCCACCTGGGTGGACTTTGACCTTTGATATCTGCGACATACGCTCGCAGGTGCGCTCGGTGATATCTGTCTCGCAATTCTTCAGGATTGCAGACTCATGGTTTCCTCGACCAATGACAATGAAGTTCTTTGAGAACGGGGCGTAGAAGTCTGACGCGTACCGAACTAAGGAATCGAGGTAGTCTGGAGCCATTGCATGCTCTTCACGAATACCCGCCTTGTTGCGGCGAGGATCGAACTTACCCTCCATCGCACAATGCATATCACCGACATCAATGATTCCCGCATTGCGGCTCCTTGCCATCTCTAGGTGTTTAAGTTCAAGAGCATGGTCGGCATGCGGGTTGTCGTGATGGCGATCCCCGGACAGTAGGAACCACCATTCATTCTGCTTCGACGTACAATCAAGGTCAACAAGGTGAATATTTCTTGCCGCTGCCCGTACGCTGAAGGGGATCTTTGCCATTACAGTTTGTGACCGTACTTTCCTTTGATGAACCATCCGGCTCCAAAGCCGAGGCAACCGCACAAAGCACACGCCCAAACGCTACCAACGAATGATGAAAGATCTGCAAGCATTACGCTGTCTCCTTTTTGCCAGCCCGTGCCTTCTTAAAGGCCGCGTCGAAGTATGGATCTGAGGCGCGTCGGGCTGCGATATATTCGCGAGCATCCTCAGGCTTTGATGGGTCAAGCATACCTGCGGCAAGGTCTGCGTCCTGACGCTGCCGGCGCGGCAACCAGCCGATTGCAATGCGAACAAATGTCCCAAGGCCGCTCGACCACAGCAGGTAGCACACGCCCACTACGATGGCTGCTGCCGCGATCATCCACACGGTATTGAGCCAAGCACTCTCCTTGTCTTCAACGCCTCCCAAGGCAACGTGGATTCCTGCGGCAAGGGTGTCAATACGGGTCGCGCCTGTTACCACTACCGGGTCGTTGATCGTCATGCCGTGGTCGGCAAGCAACTGAGCCTGGGTGCGGATCTCATTCGTGTTGTTGGCAATGCGGCTAACAGGCGAGCAACCTGCAAGCAGGAATGCCAACGCAGCGCGGTACATCAGGCGAACACCCGGTATGGGATGGACGGCTCAGGGGTAAAGGTTGGCAAGGAGGTGACCTGCTCAGGGGTCAACTCGATCATGGCGCGGATGTTGGTGTGCCAACGTGGGTCGCCAGGTGACACAGGGTTGCCGTCAATATCCACGGTGGGTGGGATAGCACCGATGTGATCAACAGAAATGCCAGGAATTGGTATGACCGTTGCAACTCCATACATATCAGTTCCATCAGTAATTAAACCAACAGCAAATAATGCTGATTCCATTGCTGCATAATTTTCAGTACGAAGCATGTAATCACTCATGTTGTAATCTCTTTAATTTGAGCGTCACTAAGACGAGCAGGGAAGTATTTGATCTTGCGAATGGCGTTGTTAAGAACAACCGCCGTGTCGGTGATGCTTGTCCCGTTATTTGACGGGCCGCCAATACTTAGCCATGTCGGCGCGGTCGTAAATGTCAGCGTCCCCGGCACAACCGTGCCGCCATTGAGGCACAGGCTTTGCACCGATCCAGCGTATGAGAACGCGCCCTTGTTGATCGAATTGTTTACGGACGCGTTTGCGGTTTCGATGAACGCGGGAACATTGTCAGCCAGTCGAAGCCGCGAGGTGGTCGCTGCTATGTACTGGTGAAGGTGTTGGTTGGGAAGGTCGTTCGTTGCAATGACGGTGCGTTGGGTAGTGGTTAGACTGCAACGACACCACTCTGTCACAAACGTACCTGTTGTCCCACCCGTGTACCACGAACTAAAGTTTGTCCCAGCGGCAATGATGGCGGTGTCTAAAGTCCGCGTGACCGTACTCGCACCCGTAGGGATGTAGGAGGATGCACCGGAGCCCTTTTCTAGTTGTGTGCCCCATACATACATTCCGCTTACGCCATCTCCGGTATATGGCGATGCTGATCCATCGCCAGTCCTAGTACCCGCACCACTCATTTGGAACTTGCAAGCAATTTGAGTAATTCCCGAAGCGGGGATTGTAAATGTAAGCGATACTCGATACCAACTACCGGGATAAGGAACAACATTTCCTGATGCGGCAGTAATTGTTCCATACGCGGTTGCTGCTCCGCTAATTGTTCCAGTTTGAGAATCAAACATCAATGATGCGGCATTAGCATTGCTGCTGTTGTCGTTGATTCTTAAATTCATGTATCGCCGAGCATTTGACGTAGGAGCCTTAAACCAAACAGACAAGGTGTATGCAGAACTGATATCGACTGTGTTTGACGTCCTTTGTAATGACGGCTCAACAGATCCGCTATCTTCAATTACAAGTCTTGCGCTCGTTGTATTGTCTGGAGCATAGGCAAGCGTCCCACTAATTGTGCATAGGTATTTCTGCCAATAGGCGTTTGAAGTCTCCGTACTGTACGAAAGAATATTGCTCGTCTGCCCCTCAATCAGCAGTCCCCTTGGCTCCCCTGTGTTCGTAGGGCTGTAATCAAATCGGGGGGCGTTAATGGCTGCGCTAGTGACGTACCCGCTGCTGTTGATGTAAGTAGCAGTAGTACTTCGCGTGAATGTCAGCCTTGAGTCCAACACACCCGTAGTAAAATCAAGGTTGAGCGTGGAGCCATCGCCAAGACTATTCATTGTCAGCATGTCACCCATAGCACCGCGAGACATGGGACGGTGGAAGCGGCCGAGGAGACTTCGCATAGGTGTGCCTGTCGATCAGAGGAATGAATGGAACGCGCCCATTTTTGGAGTCGAAACCGATGCTGTTGCCTTGAACTGAAGTTGAATGAATTGCATTCCGATGCAATCAATAACAGCGGCGCACGGTTCCACGTTGGACGCGCCAGGGCTGTACAGATTTACGGTTGGCACACCTGAGCCAGCGGTTATCGTTGAGAACGGGTACTGCGCTACACCGTTGACATCTTCGGTTTGCACCGTTCCCGTGGTTAGGCCAAGCGCAAGGTCGGCAAGCACCTGTGGAACATAGAAAGCCGTGCCGTTCGTCTGCGTGTAGATCGACCATCCAATTACACGAAGACCGCCGCTGGCGAACGTCGTTGACGTAGGCGCAACCGCCGCTCCGCAGAACGGTGCAAGTCGCAACAGGCTTGGCTTGTCGCCAAGGTTGGTTGGGATTAGGAAGTTCTGCCCAGTAATGGTCAGGGCAGCCGCGTTCGGTTCAATTGTGCTGTACGCGGTTCCGCTTGTTACGGAAATTAACCCCGTGGTTGAGTAGGACGGTTTTTCGGTAGCGATAGTGATGTCAGTAGCCATAGTGTTCCTTTAGGTGAATGCGCGAATTAAGAAACTAGCAGCGAGGCTCATGCCGGCTCCAATAGCCGCTGACCAACCGAGCATGTAGCCGCGTGAGTATTCAAGAGATCGGATGCGCTCGTCGTGTTCCTTCAGAGCAGCCGAGTGTTGAGTGTGCATTGAGAGCAACGAATCCACCTTGCCTTCGAGGCGACCTATGGCGAGAAACAGTTCTTCGTTGTGGGTGGAGGTCATGTGTAAATTAGTTTGGAATGCGACCGTCTGATGCCATGCGAATGTTCCATACATTACATTGCGCTCCTACACCTGATCCAATTAACGTAATAGAAATAACGGGATTCAAAATTGGCGCGGCAGAATAATCGTATTGCGCCACAATGGTTCGCTTGCGAACAGTTTCTGGCCACCCACCAAGAGCAGCACCAGTAACTCCAAGCGCAACAATTGGCTGACCAGACGCATTTATTGCTATGAACGTTAAAGCCATTCGCAATCCGTTGTAGGTTCCGGAAACCGTATACGAAACACTTGGTACTCCTGCTCCGGTTGCCACAATTTGGTATCCACCACCACTAGCAGTAACAGTGCAATTGGCTGCCGTCCATGTTGTCAAATCCGCAGGAACAAGATTGTCTTGCAAACATTCAACCAATGATCCATTGGTGTTGCTTTGAATTGATGCATTAGTAGTAATGACGTTGTTTACGTCGGTTCCACTAATCCACATTGACGATCCAGCAGGAGAACCAATCATGGCTTTAACTCGGCCAGAAATATTCAACAAGTTGTTTGTTGCGCTTGCTCCATATGTCACAGCGCGAGCAATTGAACCACCGATTAATTGAAGTTTGTTGTTGCTACCAAGAACATTGAACACTGGCAAAGCCTGAGTTCCACCATCAGAATGAACATCAACAGAAAGATCATTATCGCTATACACATCAATAATTGATCCTTGCACATTTCGTTCAAGACGAGTATTTATCATTGTCATTTGGTAAGCAATTACAACAGGATTGGCATTGTCCGGTTCAAAGTCACCGCCAATTATGGTTGTGCCTCCCATTCCAGTT